GCGCTCGCGCGCCAACTGGAGCACGCGGCCGGGAGTCACGCCGAGCCGCTCGGCGACCTGGCGGGTCGTGATGAGGTCGCTCATTCGGAGTGCTCCATCGAGCAGAAGGCACACATGGCATGGTCGCTCGGCGACGGCTTCGCGTGCACGACCTCGCGGTAGTCGCAGTACGGGCAGGTGAGCGTCGTAATCTCCGGCCACGGCACGGGCCACCCTCGCGCGGCCCAGAGGTCGGGCCACTTGGCGGTCGGATCCTTGCACCAGTCGGCCTCGATGACGAGCCGCCTCGCCTCGTCGCGCTGCGCTGTGATCTCTTGGAGCGCGGCGACCATCGCTTCGGCTTCGCTGCGTCGTGTGTGACCGTAGGTCTCGTGCTGATCGCGTGAGTCTGTCACTTGCCGTCCTCCTTCAAGTATTCCCACCCTCGCTGCTTGATCTCCTGCGCCAGTTCCGCCAACGAACACCGCTCCTTTACCCACAGCAGGACTTCCCGCCTCGCCTCGTCGCGCTCGGCGGTGAGGCGTTCGATGGCGTTCGGATCGGTGAGTGTTTGCACCGCAGCCTCGACATCGAAGAAGGTACGCCGACCGATCTTCTTGGTCGGCATCCTGCCGGCTTCGGCCTCCGTGTTCAGGAACGAAACTGGCAACCCAGTCCGCTCGGACAACTGATGCACCGTCACGAAGATCGTCGTTTCGCTCATCGCCTCGCCTCCACTTCGCACGGGATCGACCTGGCCTCGCGCACGAGGGACTCCATCGAGGAGAGCAGCGTGAAGGCGCGCTCCGTCCACTCGTCCCCGACCTCGCCGGGGATCGGCTCGGCCTCCTCGCGGCACTCGGCGAGGCACGCCGCGTAGCCGGCGATGTCGAGCGGGTTGTCGGCCCTCGGCGTGTGCTGCTCGCGCGCCAACTTGTCGAGGATCATCATCGTGGCCCAGTCCGCCGGCGTGAGCGGAGCGGCGAGTTTGTGGCCGAGCACGGCGTTGATCGCGCCGACCGTGCGCGCGAAGTGCCGCGCCGGAGGGCCGTAGGCCGAGCCGCGCTCCTCGACGATGCGGAGAGCCTCGCGGAGTAGTTGTGCCTTGTTCATGTGGTGCTCCTCGTCAGAATGGGAAGTCGGCCTCGGGGATCGGCGCAGGCGCGGCCTTCGGTGCGGCATCGCGCTCGCGCGGCTCTTGGAACTTCAAGCTCATGAACTTCTTGCCGCTCGCGCTCTCCTTCACCCACGCGGCGATCTCGACCTTCACGCCGTTGACCATCGCGTCGCCGCGATAGTCCGGCGTTCGTTCGCCGGGTTGCTTCTTGTCGTTGCGGAAGAGTGCTCCGGTGTTCTCGCGTTGCTCGTAGGTCATGTGGTGCTCCTTTGCTTCGTTGCCTCGATCGCGTCGAACGCTCGACGCGCCTTCACGGCGTAACCATCCGTGGCTCGCTTGGCGATTCCCTTCGGCCCGCCGTTGTGGGTTCGTGCGATGGTGTCGATCGACCAGTCCCTCGCGTAGCGCGAGAGGTACGCGAGCACCACGCGCTCGGCGTAGGCCCGGTCGGTGACAGCCTCGTAGCCGCGCGCCTTGAGGCTAGGCTCGTGCTCGACGGCATCGAGCCAGTAGACGCGGTGGATCTGGTACGCGCCGAGCGCGCGGCCATCGTCGCCGACGGCGCGGTCTGGATCGCGCGATCCGCCCGTTTCAACCTGGCGGAGCGCGTCGAGGATGCGGCGAGTGTCCGTGCCGGCGGGAGGCGGCACGACGAGCGCGGCGGCGAGGAGGGCGGCGATCATTCGTCCACCTCCTCAAGGATCACTAGGTCGGTGAGATCGACGATCATCGGCTCGCCCGTGATCGAGTACGCGGCGCGCACCTCGATCATCCCGGTCTCCTCGACAATCCCGTAGACATCGGCCGACGAGCGGCACGAGGAGAACATATGCGCGAGGGCATCGTCGAACGCATCCGAGTCCGGCTCGATGTGCTTCGGGTCGATGTGGGCGAGGATCGTGCGGGATGCCTCGGCCTCGGCTTCGTGCGGGAGGTAACTCAAGCGCGGCCTCCTTCCATCGCGGCACGGCAGATCGCATCGATCCGCTGCTTCGCGGCGGCGATCATCGGCGCGTGCGTATCCACGATCGCGCGAAGCGAGCCGGAGTCGCGGCGACCGTCTCGGCCGCGCTGCGTGATCGCGTCCATCTGGACGGCGTAGACGGCCGCGTAGGCCGCGTCGGCGGCGAGGTACTGGGAACGGAGGCCGGCGCGGTCGATGGCCCGCAGAACGCCGGCACGGAGGCAGGTGAAGGTCTGGCTCACGCGCGGCTCCCTTCGAGGCGCGCGATGATCGCGAGCACCACGCGAGTCCCGCGCCGCCACTCGGCGATCGCGGCGCGCTGCTCTTCGCCCGTCGTGGTCACGCTGATGATCCGGGCACGCTCGGCCTCGCTCGCGGCCTCGCCGGCGGTCGCCATCTCGTCGGCGGTTCCGCCGAGTGCCTCGATCTCGAAGCGAACTAGTTGTGCGCGCAGGGCGATCATGCGGTCGGTTTCGATTGTTTCGTTCACGCGCGGCCTCCTTCCGCATTATTGTCCGGAACCACTTCCCAGCCGCTGTTGATCGGTCGATACTCTGGCGGCCAGACCTGCGCGCCGCGGCGCGCCATCGCGTCGCAGAACCGGCTGCAGAGTTGGCCCGTGTTCACCCGCCTCTCGGCGAGCGCGTCCTTTACCGCGGTCGCCATGTCGGCGGGCGCGATCCGGGCGTTCCTCACCTCGAAGCCGAGAGCGTCGGTCTTGCGGGCGATCGCGATGTCCATCTCGCGCACCTCGGCGGCGAGCTTCGCGAGGATATCGGCGCGCCTCTCCTGGAGGGTCGCGATCTCGGCGACCAGTCGAACCGCGTCGGCGGCTGCAGCGGGCTTCTTCGTGGCGCGGTTCGTCGTGCGTGCGTTGATCTGCTTCTTGATCTGGGTCATGGTTTCGGTTCCTTTCGTCGGGATCCATTCCCGACCCACACATCATCGGCCAGAATCGCCGCGAGTCAATAGGATATCCAAGATATTCTATCGGCTCGCGCAAGTATCCACGGTAGCGGGACTTACGCGCGCGGCATTATCGGAGGTGGCAACCGTTGCCACTTATCCACAAGGTTATGCGCCGCGCTTGCCGCAGCATCCGCGCCGCTTCGGCGGGTCGGTCGGATCCGCGCCGGCGACCGTCACGGTGACCCATCGCGCCTCTGGGCACGCCGCGCTCGCGAGCCTGATCTTCGCGCCGACGAAACAGCCGCACGCGGTGCACACGCCCCGATCGTGCTTCTCGCACGCGAGGCACGAGTCCCATCGCGCGGTGATCGCGTCCTCTGGCGCGCGGTCGCGCCCGAGCGCGGCCTTCGCCACGCCGACGGCACCGCGCGCGAGGTCGGCGATCGAGGGACTCTGGTCGCCGTCGCCGCGCTTCCAACGATAGGTCTCGCTCATGGTGTGATCCTCGTGATCGTGATCTCTCCGGGAACTCCTCGTGCCGTTGCCGCCTCGGCGGTCAGCGCGTTGCATCCGCCCCCAGTCGTGCAGGTGCACTCCGTGGTATCGACCACAGTAGAGAGTGAGTAGACGCTAGACGGATTGGTCTCCGAGTAGAGATTCCAACCGATGCAATCGACGCCGTCCTCGGGGGCAGTACCTGGAGCCTTGCGGTATTGAATGGCCGAGATGAGCGCGGTACTCGACATCGTGATCGTAGCTCGATCGAGCGTCAGCACTCGCGATGCTCCCGCGTTCGTCGAGGTCGAGTAGAGCCTCGGATCGTGGCATCCTCGGTAGTACGCGGTGATCGTGTTTGAGATGTTGAACGGCCCGCCGAGGTTGCCCAGCGTGTTCTGGTCAGTCCATCCTCGGGTGTAGTACTGCGCCCAGACGGTGAACTGTATCTGCACCTCGGTCTGGCAGCAGCAGGAGGTATCGCACGCGCCGCATCCGGCCTGTGCAAACATGGTAGATCCCGTGCATCCTCCTGATGTTCCATCCGCCGACGCGCAGGCGTTCGACGCGCGCGTGCGATGGCGGTAGACGCATTGCGCCGTGTTGATCGTGGGACTCCCGGTTGGGCCGTTCGTGCTCGAGGTCAGCGATGCGACCCATCCCGAACCTGCGCCGCCCACCCATGTAAACCGCAGCGTCCCGGCCGTCGAGTAAGTATCTCCTACCGATAGACCGCCCTGCACCTGCACAAACTGTATTTGCCACGGGTGGCAGAACGGCCCGCCGTAGAACTGCACACCGCCACCATCGCCCACGAGGAGTTGACACTTCCTCGTGTCCGTGTTTGAGATGCAAGGGAAACTCAAAAAGCTCGCGCAACCGTAGGCGGTCGGATACTTGCAGAAGTTCGGATACGGCACGAGGGTTGCGTAAATCAGGAGCGCGGTCTGATTGGTCAAATCAAAACCACAGGTCGTAGTCTCCTGCTCGACTCCGATGTCTTGGATGTACGCGCTCGCTGCGGTGAGAATGGTCAGCGTGTCCTCCTCGCAGTAGTTGTAAGGCTCTCCGTCTGCACAAGTACCTTCAGCGCTGCTCGTGCATGGCTTCGTAGATTGCTGAAATCCTTGACGAGCGCAAGACAGACCATTGATCTCGCCGTCTGGCCCTATGCCTCCGACCACATCGCCGACGACCACTTGCACATCGTTGCATCGAGAGTTCACCTGCACCTTCCCCGTACTGCCGGGAAAGGCGATCTCATAGATGAACTGCGAACCGCCGACAGGGTTGTAGCTCGAAGTGACCGGATCACATGAGCACGGCGAGGCGACGCAGCAGCACGCGCGCGACGGGTTCAGCATGGGCTTACTTCTTCAGCCACTTCGAGAGCAGGCCAAAGTGACCGACGATGAAGCCGCCGACGAGGCAGAGGCCACACGCCCAGACCGAGCCGAGGAACGATTCAACGCTTGCGAGCACCATGTGGAGATCCCTTCTTACGATTCTTCCGAACGGGTTGAGGTGGCGCGGTGCGCCGGAAAGCCTCGTCGAACATCCTATCGCGCTCGCGCATCTGCCACACTCGAGCGCGCGCATCGTCCCCGCCGACCTCAATGAGTTCGGCCGCGAGTTCGGCGTTGCGACGCTCCGCCGGCGTGATGAGGCCGAGCCATCCTCGGATGAACTTCCCGAGGCCCAAGTGCCACACGAGGAAGGCGATCCCTGCGATCGAGAGCGCGAGTAGGCCGTAGGTCACGACCTCGGCCCACCACGGCGTGATATTCGTCGTGCCCATGAGGTAGACCTGCACGGCATCGACGAGTCCGAGGATCTGCTCTTGTTCCACGATGCCCCCCTCGGCTTGCGTGCGGATCACCGGGATCGACGGATCCGACTTCCAGGTCTCCTCGTGGATCGTCTCGAACCGACGGCCGCTCGACCTCGCGAGCGTGCCGATCTCGTTCGAGGATCGCGCGATCTTCTCCGTCGCTGTCGAGCACCCGGCGAGCACGGCGCACACAATCGCGAGCGCGCGCGTCATGGCTCCTCCGGCTCGACGAAGTCCTTCCCGTTCCATTCCCAACCGATGCCGCACGCTTGGCCCTCGGCGAGTTGGATCGCCTCGCTCCCGACTGGGGGCGACCACGACGAGCCGCCGTCCCAAAGGATCAGATTGTCCACGATGCCGCCGATGATGATCGCCCATCGCATAGTGCCTCCGTCAGTAGTAGGTCACGAACACGACCACGCCGCCGCCGCCCGCGCCGCCTGCGCCGCTCGCGTAGCCGTTCTCGCTCGCGGCCCCGCCTCCGCCGCCGCCGCCGTAGGAGCCGCCTGCCGCGCCCGATTGGCCCGCCATCGCGAGGCCCGATCCGCCACCGCCGCCACCCGTCGCGACGATGCCGTTCGAGAATCCGGCGAGCGGATCCTCGAGATCATCGGTGCTACCGCCAGAAGCCGACGAGCCGACTCGCGCCGTGCCCGAGCCGGAGCCACCAAACCCATACAGGTTTCCAGTTGACACGCCGGCTCCGCCGCCACCGCCCCCGCATCCCTTCGCATGAGTGGCCGAATCTACGCCGTTGCGCGTGCCGCCGGCACCGCCCGCTCCGCCGTCGAATAGTCCGCCAGTCTGCGCGGCTCCCGCCGAGCCGCCGGCAGTCGTGCCGCCTTGCCCGAGGTTTCCGCCGACCGCTCGGCCGTATACACCCGGCGAATCCCCGAGGCGCGTCGTGCCGCCGTTGCCGCCCGATGCGCCGCTCGTATCGTTAGTCGTGCGCGATGCGCCGCCAGTACCGCCGGCCCCGATCGTCACGGAGATCGTGGCGGGAAGGTCGGCCGCGTTCCAGGTTGTCTCCGTCACGGCCGCGCCACCGCCGCCACCGCCGCCGCCTCGAGCACTCGACGCGGCACCGCGACGGCCAGAGCCGCCGCCTCCGCCACCGCCGACCATGATCGCGTACACGATCTTCGCGCCCGCCGACTTCGTCCAAGTGCCGCTCGAGGTGAACGCCTCGACCTTGGCCTTGCGTCCATCGATCCGCGCGATCGCCTGCGTCGTGCCGTTGTCGGTCTCAACAAAGAGCGCGCCGTCGTAGTAGTTGATCGCTAGCTCGCCCTGCGCGAGTTCGCCCGTGGTCGGTTCCTCGCCCGTGTCGCCGCTGCGCTTGTGCTTGATGATGTCGGCCATCAGGAGGCTCCGTACTCGCCGCCGTCAAGTTCCTGAACTAGCCCAGATGGGCAGGATCCCGTGATCGGGTTCGGCGCGATGAACTCGTACGCGAGCGCGCCATTCGCCGCGCGGCGCATGATCATCTCCACGATCGCTCCCGTCGGTACTGGCTCAAAGAAGTAGCCCTCGGCATCGTTGAGTTCGCGCGATGTGACGGCATAGCCGTAGGCGCTGTCGCTCGCGTTCCCGATCTCGAGCAGGTTTATGGCTGCGTCTGTAGATGTTGTCCCGGACTTCGCATTCGATGGTATCGCGACCGCAACACCAGTAGCAGTAGTTCGGCGGATCTCTTCCCATGAATACTTCCATCGGGCGCGACCGGCACCGATGATCGCGTTACCCGTGATCCGTGCCGGGAACCGATTCTCGCGCTTCGAGTAGTCCTCGCCCGTGCGATCGACGCGGCGCGAGTTCTGCACCGCGCCGTAGATCTCGCCCCAGGTTTCCGGGGTGAGCGCGCCGAGTCCTTTGCTGATCGTCGGCTTCATCGTCAGATACCGGGAAGGTCGGCGAAAGCAGCCGTGCCGGGGAAGGGTTGACGAGCATAGACCGCCGCCGCGTATCCGCTTGCGAGTTCAGGATCGCCGTCGGCCGATCGCTTGGGCACTTGGCGAAGATGCGCCGCGCCGTCCCAGACGAAGGTATAGGTCACCTCGTAAAGATCTACCGCGATGCGCGATCGGCGCACGCCCGTGAACAGGACATAGCCGGCCGTCCCGCCGAGGAAGTCGGCCGAGTTGCGCTTCCCGATCATCGCGTTGACGGCCGCTTGGTTCGCGTTCGTGAAGTCCGTTCGCACCGTGTAGGTCAGTTCCTGCTGCACGACGAGGCCCGAGACAGGCACGCCGGCCGCATCGACGCTCGCCCCGCCGATGTCCGTCGTGAGACCGGGCGCGCTGAGGTTCTGCGGAAGCGTCGCGCCCGTGCGCCAGATATCGACGGCCTCGACGCGCGTACTCGACTCGATCTTCGCGAAGTTCGCTGCTGTCTCGCTCTGCGCGTCATCGGTGTACGAGGCCGTCGCCGTCCAAGTCTGCCCGCCCGAGTCATCGACTGGGGCATAGGACAGGTTCGAGAGTTTCGCGCCTGCCGAGATCCCGCCAGAGTATGACGAGCCGAGCGTGTAGCCCCCGCCCTCGAGTTGAGTACGAGCGGCCGAGGCCGTGCCGTCCGAGACCGCCGTGACGAGCAGGTTCACGCGCGCCGACTTGGTGTCGTTCGATTCGGTCTCCTCGATGCTCTTGACGATCACGGCCATAGGTCACCCCTTCAGGTAAGCACCGCCACGCCGCCGGCCGAGAGCGCGGCGTTGATCTTCTTCAGTTCGTCGGTCTGCTTCTTCGTCTCGTCGTAGATCCGCTTGTCGATGTCGATCGCGTCGCTCGTCGCGGCGATCTTCAGTCCGCCGATCGCGGTCGATACGGTCTCGGTCATCTGCTGCCGGCGGAGATCGTCCTCCATCGCCTTCGCGCGTGCGGCCTCGGTCGCGTCGGCGATGCTCGCCTCCAGGCGGGTACGCTCGTCGAGGAGCCGATTCTGTTCGGCCTCGGTGCGCTTGCGCTCGGCGACGGCATCCCGGAGATCCTGCACGGCCTTGAGTTGCTCGATCAGGTCGTTGGTCGCCGCAGCGTCGAGGCCCGCCGCCGCTGCCTTCATGCGGAGAATGTGCTCCTCGGCTGCTGCCTTGCCCATCGTGAGTTCTAGCATCTCGCGCTCGAGCGCGGCCTGCTCGTTGGCGATCGAGTCGATCGCGGACTGGAGCGCGCGAGCCTCCTCCGTGATCCGAATCGTCTCCTGCGCGATCGTGTTCTTCTCGCCCGCTGCGGCCTTCGCGACCTTCTCGGCCTCGGCCTGCTGCTTGGCGAGGTCGAGCGCATCCTGCGCCGCCTTGATCCGGGCGATCACTTGCGGATCCTCGATGCCCGCCTGCTTGATCCGGCGATCGAGGATCATCTCCTCGTAGTCGGCCGCCGAGAGCGTGAGCCGGAGCCGTTCGTCCTCGATGCCTTGCAGGATTGAGGCGACCGCCTGCTTCTGGGCCTCGGCCTCGGCCTCACGCCGACGCTGCTCGGCGACCTTCGACACGAGGTCGAGCCGTTGCTGCTCAAGTGCAAGCGACTGGCTCGTCGATTCGGCGAGTTTCTTCGCCTCCTCTTCTTGGGCGCGCATCGCACTTTGGATCGCGTACTGCTGCTTGAGATTCGCTTCAAGTTCGTTGAACTTGGACTCCTCGATCTCGCCCAGGTTGAGCGACATCTCGGCATCGCGCAAGCCTTGCTCGGCCTTGCGGACGGTCTCCTCGGCTTTAGCTCGATCACGCGATGCGTCCGCGAGCGTCTTCTGCGCTGCGGCGTTCGCTGCGATCTCATCCCGGAGGTCGCGCTCTCGTGCGATCTGCTCCTCGGTGAATCGGATCCCGTCGCCTCGTGCGTTCAGGAGAGCCTGAAGACCCTTGATGTCCGCCTCGATGCCCTCGGACTTGGCCTCGGTTCGCTCGCGCTCGGCTCGGATGTTCTTCAGCGATCCGAGCACCTCGTCGATAGCCGCCTTGGTGCGAGACATACTCGCCTCGATGCGCGCATTCGACTCGGCGACGCGAGCCTCGGCATCGGAGACGAACTTCTCGATCACGGCATAGAGCGCGCCGGCGGCGACGAGGATCAGGCCGATCGGCCCCAGAGCCGTGTAGAGCGCAGCCCCGATCGCACGGCCGGCCGTCGCGGCGCGAGCCGCCACGCCCGTGAGCGTCGCGTCGAACTTCATCGCGCCGGACTTGATCGCCTCGAACGCCGTCGAACTAGCCGCCGGCAATCCTTGAAAGCCTGCCTTGATTCGGCCGAACGCCGTCGAGGCGAGCGTCGGGAGCGACGAGATCGCCGGCCCGATCTTCGAGAGCGCGCCAGTCGCGGCCGTCGCGCCCGAAGAGAACGCCGAGGACATCGACTCGCGGAGAGCCACGAACCGGGCCGGGATCGTGCCCGTGAAGTCGCGCACCTTCCCGAGCGCGGCCGTGATCGCGCCGCCCTTCTGCGCCTGCGCGATCGCCGCCGCTGCTTCGGCCGCTTGGCGTTGCTCCGCGATAGCGAGCGTGTCGGTCACGCTAACGAGGCGCGCGCGAGCCTCGACGAGCTTCTGCGTTTCGGGCGAGATGCTCTGGTCGAACTTCGCCTGCGCTGCGGCCTGGGCCGCGCCGAGTCGCTCTACCGCTGCCTGCTGTCGTGCCGTCGCCGCTGCCATCGATTGGCGTGCACTCGATTCGCTAGCGAGTGCGCGATCGACTGCGGCCTGCTGATTCGCGACCGATGCTTCGACGGCCTTTCGAGCACGCGCTTCCGCCGCGAGCGCGCGCTCCGCCGCGGCCCGCTGCTTCTCATTCGCCGTGTCGAGCGATCGATTCGCGACAATCGGCGACGATGCGTCCGCCCGTGCAAGTGCCTTCTGCGTTTCGGCCACGCGCTGCGTTGCCTTCTCGAGCGCGGCTCGCGAGCGGATCACTTGCGCGTCGGCATCGATGATCGCTTGCCCCTGCTGCGCTGCTCGAGCCGTCGCCCTCGCGAGTTCGTCCTTCGACTGGATCACCATTGCCTCGGATGCAATGACATCCTGCCCGCGCTTGGCGATGTCCTCGGTCGCCTTCGCGAGTTGAGACTTCGAGCGGATCACGCGCGCATCGGCATCGATCGCTGCTTGCGCGCCGCCGGCAAGTTGTGCGTAGGTTCCCTCGAGATCGGAGACCGCGCCCTTCGCGAGCGCGAGTTGTGCGCGCAGGGACTCGACATCCATGTCGATCTTCGGGCCACCGCCGAGGCTCGAGAGTTGACGCTGCAACGCGCCGATACCCTCCACGACCTTGGGGATCCCCTTCGTTCCGATCTGCGCGAGGTCGCGCATCTGGAAGATGAACGAGGGATCAATGCCGAGTTTCGTGAGCGTGATCGAGAGAGCGCTCACCGCTGCATCCATCGCCGCCAGGTCGCGCTTGGACTTGCCGACGAAGCCGTTCAGCGCGGCGAACCCGCTCTGGAGTCCGTCGGCGTTCACCTTGAAGTTGACGAACAGGTCGCCCGTGTTAGCCACTCTTCGAGCCTCCTAGTGCCTTGAGCATAGCGATCCAAGCGTCCGGCCCCTTACTCTCGGCGGCAGGAGACTTGGGAAGCCACGGCATGAACTCGGAGACCTTCGCGGCCGCGCTACCCGGCTTGCGGTGCGCGTTCACATACAGCGCGGCGAGCATCGCGAAACCGTAGTCGGTGCGGAATCCGCCGATCGGTTCGAGCGCGTCGTAGGCCATCCACTCGGTGAGTTCGCGCGAGGAGACGCGCGCCTCGAGTTCAGCGACCGTCATCCCGAGCGCGAGCGCGAGGCGGAAGAGGAACCGCCGGCACGCTCGCTCGGTCAGTTTCCCGTCATGCTCTCCACATCCTTCGCGCCCATGCCCGAGAGCCTCTGGGCGACCTCGAAGAGCGGGTCGATCACGCGAGCCGGGAGGCCCGCGACCTGCTCGACATCGCCGTCGGCGAAGAGCCGCTTGCCGTCCGCGTCGCAGATGCATCGGACGAGGAGCCGCGCGCGGAGATTGACGAAGTTCATCTCGCGGTTGGTGCCCTTGCCGATGAAGCACGCGGCCTCGAACGAGTCGCGCTCCCCGGCCGTGAGGCCACGGATCGAGATCGGCTCGGCGATGCCGGGAATGGAAACCGCCTCCACGGGAATGGAGGCGGCGAGTGAAAGCACGAAGTCCTTCGATGCGGTCATGGTGTGGTGCTCCGAGATGTGCGAGGCGATCAGGTCGAGGAGGTAAAGCCGCCAGTCACGCGGACGGTGAGATCGGCCTCGACCGCGCCATCGACTGCGGCCGAGACATTGAACGAAGTCACATAGCCCGAGAACGCCAACTCGAAGCCGCCCGTGGTCGTGTTCGGCCCGAATCGGATCGCGAACTTGCGGAAGTCCTGTCCGTTGGCATAGGAGGACGGGTTGAGTGCTCCAGTCGTGCCGAGCAGTCCCGCAGCGTAGGCCGGAGCGAAGAGCGTCACGGAGATCGTGCCGCTGTCCTTCGTGCCGCCGATGAAGGACTTCACGGTTGCCGACAGAGCCGATGTATCGATCTCGGCGATCGAGATGCCGTCGAGGGAGATCGACTTCACGTCGGCGAGATCGGTGTTCACCGTGCCGCTAGAGCCGGCGGTCGATGCGTAGCGAAAGAGGGATCCGGGTGCGACGATTGCCATTGGTTTAGCTCCAGGTGATTGTGGTCGTGAGTTTGATCGTAGACGAAGCCTGCACGGCACCATCCTGCTCGGCCGAGATCGACAGGTTCGTGCAGATGCCGTTCGCGGTAGCGGTGAGTTGTGCTCCGGCGAAGTAGATGTTGAACACGCTCGCGGTGGCATCTCCGCTGATCGGTTGGATCACCGATTGAATACTCGCAAAGTCCGACGGCGCGAAGAAGTCCACCGTGATAGTGCCAGACTCAAGAGCACCCATGATGTACGCCTTGTCGGTGCTCGTGAGACTGGTGATATCGATCTCGGTCAGCGAAGAGCCGCCGACGGAAATGCTAGTGACCTCACCGATTAGGACACCGGCCGCATAGAACTCGGTACCGTACGATGAGAGTGCCATCGATCAACTCCAAGTGATCGCGGTCGTGAGCTTGACGGTAGCGGACGCGGTCACGGCCCCGTCCTGCTCGGCCGAGATCGACAGGTTCGTTGCGATGCCATCGAAAGTTGCGGTCAGATTGCCGGCGGCGAAGCCAAGCGAGAAACTAGCGGGAGTGCTATCTCCGCTAGCAGGGACGAGAGCCGTCTTGAAGTCGGCGTAGTTCGCGGGCGCGAAGAAGTCGATCGTGAGCGTGCCCGCTTCGAGCGCGCCCATGATGTACGCCTTGTCCGTGCTGGTGAGGTTCGTGATGTCGATCTCGGTCAGCGAGGAACCACCGACAGAGATGTTCGTGACTTCGCCGACGGTCGTACCGCCGACTGAGAGCGTCGTGCTGTATGAGGAGAATGCCATGCGGAGTACCTCGTTAGGAGTGCATCGAGACTACCTCTAGCGTCGCCAGATACAAACCGTGCGTGGCACCATCTGCGGGCGGTTGGTAGTCGGTCTGGATCGTCGAGACCCGGCTCGCCTTGACGGAAATCTTCACGACCCCGCCGGACGAGAAGTCCTGCGCCCAGTCGGCGAAGATCGCTTGAGCCTTCTGGGCGATGTCCACGGAGACCTTCTTATCGAGCGCGAGGCAATGGAGCGACACGCTCGACCGGGTGAGGGTCGGCACGCCCGAGAGCACCAGATACGGCGCGCTCGAGTTCAACTCGTACACGATCGCCGGGAGCGACCCGTTGTCCTCCCGGAGTTCGGGGTAGATCCGCACCGGGTTCGTGCCGATGATCGAGGTAAGGCTCGCCGTAGCGGCGACCTTGGCCTTGATCGCGGTCTCGATGTTCCACACGGTCTGTGCGCTCACGATTGATCCTTACTGGGCGTGGACTTGATCCGGCCCCACTCGTTGATAAAGTCCGTGAACTCCTGCACCGCCGAAGCCTCGGCTCCCGGCTTGAGCCGCTTGAAGAGGCGGAAGAAGACCCACTTGCCGGGGATATCCTTCTTCCCCTTCACCCATCCGCGCATCCGGCCCTTGCGGACGATCGAGAAACCCTTCTCGATGAGCCGGCCGTAGAACGCGCCGCTCTTCCCGGTCACGCCGATGCGGCGACCGATGTAGAGCCGACGCTGCTTCGAGCCGAGCGGGATCACGGCAATAGCCGTCGAGACCTTCGACCGCGCGAGACCTGGCGAGACCATGCGACCGCGCCTCATGTACGGCCAGAGACGATCGCCGGGGAATCCCTTGTCCGTGTTCGTCGTGAGCGAGTTGATCTCGGAGCGCATGGCGGCGGCGATGCGTTCGAGCGTCCGAGTCGCCACGCGCTCGATCATCGCCTTCTTGAGGTTCTCGTCGAGTTTCTTGAACGCCGCGACGAGTTCCTTGCCGCCGGACAGGTTCACGCTCTCGAGGAACGGTTGGGACATCAGGACACCTCCCGAACGCGCACCGTGACGGTCTGCTGTCGAGCGTCATACTGCTGCACGCCGATGATCTCGAATGTACGGGTATCCGTCTGGAGGCGGGCCGTCGTCGAGACTCGGCTCATGTCCATCTCGCGCATCATGATCTCGTAGGTCTTCTGCTGCGTGACCTGCTCGCGATCGACACCCTCGGCGGCGGATGTCCCTTTGAGGTAGCCCCAGACCACGGTTCCGACGGATAGGAAGGTCGGCTCGAGCGAGCCGAACTCGTCAAGATCCGTCGTGCGGTTGAGCACGAGGAACGGCGTTCGCATCAGGCCGGAGCGGACTCGCCTCATGCCATCCTCGGGATCGAGAACATCCGAGCGAGCGACTCGACACCATGCGGAACTTCGGTGAGCGCGGTCTCGCTCCCGGTCTCGCGGGCGATGTCATACCAGTACCCGACCGACATCAGCACGGCCTGACGGAGAGCCTGCGGGACATTCGCCGCCGCCGCGCCGTAGCCGGCCGTATAGCCGATCGTCACGCTTGGGATGCCCGCGTAGCACCGCGTACTCGGCCACGCCGAGATCGTGCTCGGGTTGATCACGATGCTGCTCGGGAGCCTCTGGCCCTCGAGCGTGTACGCGCTCGCGCTCAAGGTCTGCGTCGCGCCGGCCGTGTCCACATAGGTGATCGAGGAGACCGCCGAGACCTTGCCGGCCGGGAGGATGATCTCGTACCCGCCGGGGAAGCGATCGAGCTTCAGCGTGTAAGTGCGATTCACGAGCGGCCGATTCGCCAGTCCCTCGACATAGTTTCGAGCCGCCACGATGAGCGAGGTGATGAGCGTGTCTTCGTCCGTGTGCGTCACGCGCAAGTGAGCCTTCGCCTCGGCAATCGTGACAGGCTCGACGGCCGGCGAGGTCGCCTCGACATTCGACAGGTAGGTCGCACCGTCAATCGCCAGCATCACTCGCCTCCTTCGTCGCCTTGCGGAGCCGCACACGGCCACGCTCGGGAGTCTCGATCTTCGGCTCGTCGCGCTCGACCAAGCCGGACGCAATGTATCGCGCCGCGTCGTAATCTGGAATCTCGCAGCGCATCCCTGCGGCGTACGCCGCCGCGCTCGTCGAGAAGGTCTTCAGAATGTGGACTCTCATGTCTCCTCCAAAGGAAAGAGGGCGAGCCTTGCGGCCCGCCCTCGTTTCATCCGACCATTCACCTATTAGGTGTTGTCATCCTTCAGGGCGCGGAAGGCATCGGAGCGAACGACCTTCGCGTCGAGGCGCATCTCGCCGAGGTAGCCGATCTGGCCGTTGCCGGCGTACAGTTCGTTGAGAACCTGCACGCTCATGCCCGTGCGCTGCGCGACAACCATGTGCTGGAAGTCGCCGATCACCGCGTGGATCTGGTCGTTGACATTGGCGAGCGTGGGTGCCCACGGAGTGACATAGACCGGGATTCCGAGCAGACGATCGGGCGTGCCGGCCTGGAAGGAAGGCTCCCAGAGGTAGGCCGCCGAGGCAGCACCAGAGGTCGTGGTCGTGATCTTCTCGGTCAACTTGCGGACGGCCGTCAGGAACGACTGGCTCGTCACGATCGCGCACGACGGGCTCTTCAGATACTTCATCGGCAGGCTGTAGACCCAAGTAATGAGTTCGTCAGAGGTGAGCGTGCCGTCGGTCGCGAGCTCGGTAGCGGTGCCGAGCGTGGCGTTCTTCAGACCTTCCGGCTTGTTCGTCCCGTTGCCGTGCCACAACTGGTACTCGATCGATTGGCCGAAGAGCCGACCCATGCGCTGCGCGACCATGCTCTCGACGCTGAAGTCAGCACCGCGAGCCGGAGCGTCCTGCACGAGTTCACGCGAGACCTTGACCACGCGGCGCAGCGAGTTGCCCGTGAAGGTCTTGTTGGTGAAGGTCGGCGTGTATTCATCGACCGAGCCCGCTTCGCCGGCCCAACCTTCGCCGTCGATCTCGGTCGAGAGGAAGTCGCCCTCGAGCGTGAAGTTGGTCGTGAAGTTGCCGACATCGATCTTGCGGCACAGGTTGTAGATCGCGGTCTCGAACTCGACGCTCTTCTGCAACTGCGCGTAGAAGCCGGCCGACGGGAGGTACTGGCCGTCGCCCGAGCCTGCGGCGATCGCGCGAGTGTCGAAGTCGCGGCGGTGGCCGTTCTTCAGGTAATCGGCGAACCGAGCCTCGTACTGCTCGCCGATCTGCGGAGCGAACGAGCGAGTCTCGACGCGGGCCGGAGCCTCACGCTCGACCACGACCACGCCGTGCGAGCTCTTGGCCGCGCGCGAGTTCAGGTCGGCGATCATGTCGCGACGCTTGGCGAGCGCGTCGTACTGCTTGCTCTTCTCCTCGTACTTGGCCTGCATCTTGGCCGCGTCCTCTTCGGTCGCGCCCTCCATGCCTGCCACCATCTCCTGCATCTCCGAGTAGAGGGCACCCATCTTCTCGACGAGTGCCTTGTAGGTATCACCTTCCATGTGTTGCCTCCTTTAGGCGTTGGTGATTAGTTGGCCTTCAAGCAGATGAGCGACTTGGGGTCGATCATGTTCCCGCCCACGCGGACGGATGCCCGAAGCACGACTTGTCCGGTCGCTGCGCGCACTTCGTTCAGACGCTCCACCTGGAGGCCGCTCGTGTGCATCGCGAGCACATACTTGGAGAGATCGACGAGCAGCGCTTGACGATCGCCCGTCGCGTCAGCATCGCCTTGGTAGTTCGTATACGGCATCCCGTAGATCGGCCGATTGAAGAGCGAGCCGTACGAGTCGCCATCGCTGGCCGATAGGCCGGCGAGAGGGAGAATCGTCTGCGTTGATCCGCCTGACGAAGTGACGAACACTTCGGAGATCAACGCAGCGCGAGCCACGACCCACACGGCATTACCGTACGAGGACGGACGGATGATCCGGCTCGCGATCTCAAGGCGAGGAAGTCCAGAGAGCTGACCGCCCGATGCTCCGTTCGCATCATCAACGACCTGATTCCCTTCGCCGTACACGCTCGAAGCAGACTTGAAGAGCGGATAGTTCCAGATGCCCTGCATCTCCTTGCGCGAGTTCGTGTTGATCGACGGATCGCCGACGAGGATCTGTCGCTCGATCTCGGTCTGGAGCTTCCGGATCAGGAAGTCGCGAAGCACGCTCTCCGCGCTCGCGCTCCCGATCGATTCCTCGATCAGTTCCTTGGAGACGATCATGTTCACGCCGACATCGTGGAGCGTGATCGCTCGACTCTCGTACTCGAGGTCGTAGTTCGTCGGAACGGATCCGCCCGACTTCTTCCATCGCGGCAACTCGAAGGTGCCGTTGATGTCGGCGCGTGCGCCTTCCTGATCGTACGAGATCCGATCCTGAGTCTCGATGTTCTCGTTGTAGTGCGTGACGGTCAACTTGTTCGCAGTCACATCGACCTTGCGAACGCGACCGAGCACCCACGAGGTCTGCATCGACTCGGTGAAGAATGAGGCCCACGCCTCGGGCGTGAGGCTCGCGGTCTGCACGCCACGCTGTTCGTGGAGCGTGCGCGCGTCTTCGCTGCTGATCGCGGCAGGGCCGCGTGAGAGATAGCGAAGGAACGCTTCGCGGTGTCGAGTCTCGCTCATATCCTTATCCTCGCATCTTTGAGTGTCGAAGGTCAACGCTTGGGGCCAAGCCAGATACGCCGGCGAACCGTCGCCGGCACGGGCGCGCTCGCCGTCCAGAGGTCGAACGAGCGGCGATCGACCACGAGGTCGGTCGCCGGGTTAGCCGGGAAGGTCACGGCCGAGACCTCGTGGAGTTCGAGATCCTCGATCATCCGGTGCACCTTGCCGTCCCGCTCCTCGAAGCGATCCGAGCGCACGATGAAGCCGAACGACATCGCCGAGACCACGCCCGAGCGCACCGCGACGCGAGCGTCCCGGCCGACCTGGGTGTCGATCGGCTCCATCTCGACCACGAGGCCGTGCTCGTCCTCGGCGAGCCGGAGGCTCCCGGCCGTCGTGCGAGCGATCGGCATCGATGCGTCGTGGTTCCAGAGGGCGACCACATCCGGCTTCTCCCGGAGCGTCCGCTCGAACGCGCCGCGCACGATGATCTCGTGGGCGTATCCGATCGGGTACGCGGTCTCGGTCACGCTCGCGTAGCCGCGGAGGATCTCCCGGCCATCGTCACCACGC